ATATAACATGGTGGCAGGCATTCTTACCCGTTGGACTAATTCCGATTGGCATGGTTGTTGTAATCCCATTAGCATTGTTATTTAATGTAGACATGAAGAAACTTCCGCTCTACGGTAACAAAGAAGAAGGCTACCCTGAATGGTTTGATCGCTACGTGCAAAACTTTTGGTATAAGAAACTATTTCCTCGTTGGTGGTGGTTCTCTATACGCAACCCGATTAATAACATGCGTTTCTTGTTTGACGACAGCAAAGATTTTGATAGCTATGGTTGGCAGGGAGATAGCATGGAAGCACACGATCTGATTGCAGCGGGTGTGACCAGCGCCTCGTTGTGGCGTCGTAGGGGCTTACTAGCAGGCTATCGTCGTGTGTGGCTCAATGACGACGGCACCTACAGTGAAATATGGTTTGGTTGGAAAGTCGGTAGCATAGTTCCTGGCCTAGGTTTTGCTACACAGGTAAGATTGAAAAGAGAAGTCGGCAAATGAGAATTAGTGAGATTTACAAGAAGACTGATTGGGTACGTTGTCCAGACGGTCAACGTCATACCTGGGGTTGGGGCGGAAATTTTGGACACGAAGCAAAAACTAATCGCTTGGTAGAAGGCCGCAAGTGTGAAAATTGTGGATTGCTAAAGAAAGTATTTGCTGATACTGGTGCAAGAGTAAACAGATGAGACTCGTTGAGATAAAAGATGGCATACCACCTCATGTGGTCAAGGCATTCCTTGCTATTGCTGACCAACAGCGAGGCGATCCAGAACATGCAATGCTTCGCGTACAATTCACAATGGGTGGTGGGGTTCTAAATCCAGTAGTTGAACACGTTGGCGATCTAACGCATCGCATGACTGAACATGCTGATGGCGGTATTTGGCTTGAGGACATTATTCAAGAAAAAGTCAAACGAGGACTAAGGTATCTCACAGACGGCTATGGGTTTGAACGTGAAATGCTAGGGAATATCAAATCAAACGGGACTGATGTTGAAAAACTTGATCGTCAGCTTATTGAATACGCAAAAGAACACGAAAAAATTCCTGTCTATAATGCAGCACAATATCATGGACGCGAAGCTGCGGTTGCATTAGGATATAAGGATTGGGATAAGTCGATAAGTCATTTGCAAGTTCTACAAAACATGCTCGACAAAGATGCGTACAAACGTGTCGCTGCGAGTTATCAATTAGCAGGTGATAAGCTTGTTCAATATAAAGCATAGGAGTTAGGATGAAATTACGTTATTTACTTATATTTTTGTTTCTTGCAGCTTGCACAGGCAGCAACGAACTACCCACAGCAGGAACAATGGATACTGGTGCTGAAGTGAGAACTCCGCAACAGTGGATAGAATTTTGTGAACGAGATACACATGACTTATGCCCAGAGGAGGATGACGATGGCACAAACCCTAACGACTGAACTATGGGAAGAATTAGAACGTATCAACAAAGAAGTCAACAAAGACATTCGATACGAATACGACACTAAGCTATACGGCGTAGACGATTTCTGGACAATCGTAGAAGGCAAAGGTCATGGTGATTGCGATGATTATGCACTAACGAAAATTATGCGACTCGTGGAAGAAACTGAATGGGATCGTGAGAACCTTTCTATTGCAGTTTGCTATGTTGAAGATGATAAAGGCCGCGCAGGTAAGGGCGGCGGACACGGTGTATGTGTAGCAAGAACAGATCGTGGCGATTTTGTTCTAGACAATCGACACAAGAAAGTTATGGCTTATGATAAGCTACCGTATCGTTGGGTTATGATGGAAAACTACGCTGATAAGAATTGGATTAAGATTGAATCTTAAATTCCCTGTTTCAATCTGTATTTGAACACTTCCGCTTCCGACGGATTATCGTTTACAACTATCTCTGTAGAATAACTTGTATAAGTTTCAACACCCGTATCAACACTCTCTATAAACTCCTCACGCAAGATAACTGGTTTGCCCTCCCAATCATATCTTAGGAATGGCTCGCTCGTCCTCACTCGATATTCTGCACTAGCATCAGCCATGCTGTAATGCTTGCTCCACCATCAAATTTAATTGCACCATAATTGACAATGCAAATGCATGTGCGTGAGATTTTTTGAAATAGTATGTACCGTCAGTTGGCTTGACCCAAACATCCTTTTCAATCTCACTCCAACTCTTATTGCGCAAGTGTGCCTTGCCTGGTCGTATAATTCCAAGTATCATTGCAAGCTGTGGTAGTGTTATTGGTTTGAGTCGCTTAACAAGGTCTGCGTAATCATGTATGTGTGCAAGGTTTGCCACTATGTCTGCATGTTCTAGCAAGTCCCATTGCGGATCCTCTGCTATTAGCTTTTTCAGATGGTCTTCGTTGCGCACACCTTTATATACACTGTTATTCAAAAAGTCAATCTTCATGTAACCAAGATCGTTAGCCTCTTTGTGATCGAAAGTTGACATTCCTGTAACAGGATCATATGGAATACGTTGAAAATAAACACCAGTAACGTGTTTTGTATATCCGCCTTCTTTCTTGTTAATGCGCGCAGCAATGTGTGGCAGCTTGTCTAAAAGAATGCTGCGATCAAATACATCAATGTCTACATCTGTGTTGACTTTCATTGTCCGTGTTCCAATATGTGCCTAAACATTTCTTCGTGTGTTGCATACAATCGCTGAAATGCATAATTACCAAACCTTGAAGGACTAAATATCTTATGAACGATTATTTTAGTATAGCAACGCCCTCGAATTAGAGTATGATATACGCTTGTCTTCTTCCGAAAAACTATCGTCTTATGCCAATTTAGTTTGCCATCTTCGCGAAGTTCTTCCTTCATTTCTTCGTATGTTGGCATTCGGCCTCGGCCTGGCATTATATATGTGCCTCATGTAGTATGTCGCGTGTAAATGAGCATTCGTCCTTCTTAATTTGGAATCTTGCCATCCATACTTTTGGGTCAACAACAGATGCGATCATGCCTGCCTGTTCATCACTAAGCCTGTCCCACAACAAATCTGATGTTTCAGCCAAGTACAAAACCCAAGGTGAAATCTTACCCATCTGCACCATATGTGTCGCTTCTGATGGACTAGCATAACGAAAGAACTCGTTAAACTCATATTCCGTTTCTTTTGCCCACTCTTCCATTGACCGTATGCTACGTTCTAGTCCTCGGGACGCAGGTTCTTTTGCTAGCAAATCTAGAATGTATGCCTCATACACTTTGTCCTTGCACCAATCTCGATCTTTAATGCCATTGCGAAATACGTAATCAACAAAACGTGCTTGGTCAACTGGTCGCAAGTCCATCAAGTGCCGTGCAAACTTTATAAACGCCTTATAGTACTTACTGTCTATAAATTCAGTTATTGTTTTTGCATTTTTGGTTGCGGTGTTCAGTTCATAAAAGCGTTGGTACAATGCCAAGCCCATACGAGAAGCTACGTTGTCTTTATCATTATGACGACGCTTCTTTTCGCACATGTGAGCGCCTAACGTGCGTTCATTAGTAAACGCTCGCTGGCAAAACCCACATGCAAACTTGCCTTTATTTGTCAATTGTTATCTTCAAATTCTTTGTGTCACGCATCGCTATCAATGCTTCTGCATTTCCTTTTGCATCATCAACAGGGTGGTGAGTGTGTTTTGTTTTACGCAAGTGTTTGAAGCTCACGAATAAGTCTCTTGTAATTCCCTTATACAAGCTATTTATGTTCTGTGAACTAAAGCCAAATGGATTGCTTCCATAGAACCTGTGGAAGTAGTAATTGATATACTGCCAATCAAAGCCGTTGTTGTCTGCCCAAAAGATCGGACGGCCTTTATCTACTTTCTTAATCCATTCTGCGAATTCTCGCATTGTTGTTTCTGGATTTGGAAATGTCAATACTTCTTCTCTGCTGTGACCAGAGACAGCAAGTGCTTCTGGAATATACACGGCAGTAGCATCGTCCAATGGGCGCAACTGTCCGTAAAATGTTTTGTTCAATCCTTCGCTCAAGACGACCGCACCAAATGATACCATGCTATACAAGCCAGGGCAAGGGCCATCTGCTTCAACGTCTACTATAATGTTACTCATTTAAATAATTCCTTAATTTCCTTTTCCTCTAATCCCATATCTCTAGCAAGTTTTTTGATTTCTTCTTCACTGTTGATACTGATTAGCAATTCTAACTCTTCTTTGCTGTGTGTTGGATATCTCTTTAAGAGAAAGTCTATCAACTTACTTTTTTTCTGTCGCTTAATTGGTGCAATCCAAGGATGATACACAGATGATCCTTGTCCACATACTGCAAGTAGCTTCCATTGTAATTCAGGATGCTTTTTGAGCAAACTAAAATCGACATTAACAATGTCGTTGACCATTAACAAGTAATGGTATGCTGCAACTCCTGATGCGGAACTTGCACAACGCATTGTGATCCACGGCGAGAATGCCTTTTTATGTTCCTCGTCTAAGCGTGAGTAAAAATCGAAGTCATTTCGATCTATTGCACTCATCTGATCCTTTACGGGAATACTAACTTTCTTTTTCGCTGCCATATTCTGCTAAAATCTTATTGTGGTTATCATCTCAGTATTATACGTTTATCTGCGGTTAAAGTCAAGTATTTTAGCGGTATATCCCTCCGCTAGTTTTTGCGTCTCTTCGTGGCCTTTGAGAATGAGCATGAATTCCTCTTCTTCCCTGCGCGGCTTGAGTGCTGGTACAAATAGGTTCTCGGAAACATTACGACCATAATCATTTACCCGTTCTCTACTAACATTGGTAGCCACAAGAACGTAGCGTTCGCCATATTCTGTTCCATTTAGCCACTCTTGCACCATTGCATGTTGTGGAAAACGAAGTTCAAGTAAATAAATTAAACCATCGTTTATCATCGCATATCACAACTAACACTTACACCAAGTAGTTTTCCACCCAGCGGCATTTTGATAGGTTCTTCATAATTGTAATTTACGTAGTGGTCTTTGCCAAGCTGTAATTCTAATTCTTGTAGTTTAGCGTCAGCTTCTTGTATGCATACTGTTTCTGATTCCATACTCATATCAATTATTCGTGTATCTATCTCACCGTCATATGTTTGCACGGTCAACACCCAAACTAGATACCACTTAACCATCAAATAGTAGTGCCATATCCAAAGGATCAGGTACTTTGTTTCCTTCTTTTACAAATAATGAACACGCGGGCTGTACGCCGTCTGTTAGTGGCATTGTTAGTACGCTGCCGTTCTTCAATTTTGGAAAATACCATTTTACATCTGCATAAACATTTGAGATAGTAACCTCATAAGACAGCGGCACCATATGCTCAAGCGGATTGAATACAATTGCGTGAAAGCCTCGATCATTTAGCTGTGTGAGAGGCATAACCTCCATGTCTGAGTAGTTATCGTCGCACACTAGTATCGACCAATCAAGCGGCATTTGAAATTGATGCGGCCCCACGTTCAATACAACTGCTGGTGCGTTAAATGACTCAAGGAAAATTAGAGGCAACCAATAAAAGTCAATGTCTTTCGGATCTGAGCAATCTAATACACAATAACGTACTTTGACATCGTCCTCTGGTATACGGTCTAAATTAAATGATTGATTTTCTTCTGTTAGGATTAAAATGACACCCTCCTTAATATTTTAGTTTTCTTATTGTAAACGGATACTGTGCATCCTTATAGAATTTTTTGCGCTTTGTTAAATGGCGCTTTGAGAACTTGCACGTAGACGTAAAATCGAATACATTTACATAGTCCTTGTCTCTTGCTTTGCGTATACCCCTACCTATGCTTTGGATTACACGTACAAAGCTTTTTCCTGGTTCAAACAAGTATAAATTGAAGATACGGGGTACATCAATGCCTACCGCAGCAATACCCGCAGTAGCAATAATGACTTTACCTGCAGAAGTCCTTACTTCGTCATATTCTTCTTGTCGTGCTTTTACTTTTGTATTGCCATCAATATAAACAGAGTCGGGAATCATCTCTTCTAGTATTACACCCGTCTTTTTGCGTTGAACTAGTACTAATGTGTTGCCTGTCTTTGCTTGTTCGATAATATGGTCGGCCATATACCTGAGTCGTACTTTATCGCTACTCAACCAAGCCAATTCTTGTTGGTAGTTAGTAAATGCACGAGCAGGGTCGTCTAATTGGCAAACTTCTACATGCAAATTTGATAACACACCTTTGTCTTGCAATTCCTTTGCAGTTACAGTGTGTATGAGGTTACCGATTACAGCAAAAAGTGCGATGGACTCATATTCGTCTTCTGGGATTGTTCCTGTCATGCCCCAGCGTAGCGGCACCTTAGCAAACGTTGTCGTCATGAGTCGTTTTAACGCATCTGCCTTTGCGCCATGCGCTTCGTCAATAATAACACAGTTTACACCCTCAATAAAATCGTCTAATGAAATATCAGGATCAAAGTCTTTCGACTTCTTATTTAGTGCTTCTAGACTCTGCCATGTGCAAATTGTATGTGTCTTCATGTACTCTTTCCGATCACCGAAAAACACACCAACGTCCAAACCAAGATTCTTATAGTCTTGTTCTGTCTGTCTTACTAACTGTTTGCTCGGAACTACTACAATTGTACGTCCATACACTTCTGCTAAGTGCGATAATACTGCTGTCGCTAGTGTTTTGCCCGCGCCTGTACTGATGCATTGCACACCCTGAGGATTGAGGAGAAACATGTTAATCAATTCGACCTGATAATCACGCAGAACAATAGGCTCACCTGCACACTCATGGCCTTCAGGCCAAGTCAAGTGCGAATAGCTGTGTGCGTGAACTTTCTCAAACGTGAATTGTGTTTTGGCACGTTTGTCGTCCAATTCAATATCGTAACCCGCGTCTGTTACGATTGGTAATAGACGATCAAGTAGATTTATATAGCTGCGCCCGCCAACATCACAATAGCGGATCTTGCCGTCCCACCTACCAAGCTTAAAAGCTGGGGTGTGACGAGCATATGGTAAGAAATAACTCAACTCCTCTACTAATTTACGTCTAGTAAGTATGTCGAGCCCATTAAACCTGCAATTTACTTCATCGACTATTTCTAAGATAGTCTTTTTCATAACCATTAGTATAACATAACTTGTTGATAAATACAAGTATTACATTAAACCTAGGATTCACTATGAACGAAATGCGTAAGCTAATGGAAACAGTCGAAGAGGGCATGTTTGGAAAGGCTCCACCTTCTGCTGTCGAAAATGAAATGACGATGGATGAGATTACTGCTATTGGCGAACAGCACGGCATTAACGAAGACGATGACGAAGAGCGTGATGAATTTGATGAGCCACTTGTACCCGATGATATACATGCAAAAATTGTTGCTGATATGGCAAAAGTTATGCCAGGATATAAGCCAGGCGCATATGGCAAACCAAGCGATAAAGCTAATCAATATAGTGTTATGGCGTGGCATCCTGACACAGGCCATGAAGTAGATATGATTTTTAATCTTGATACAATGTCGCTAGAAGGCTCAGACGATCACTTTATGCTTGACAATCCATTTGAAAGTATTGAAGAAGGCGAAGAAGATAAAAACCTTGGCCCGTATGAAGATAACACTGAAAAGTGGCAAGGTCAGTCAGTAAAAATCACAGGTGGAGAACATCGCGGTGAGACAGGCAAAGTTATCGAGGCTGATTGGGAATTTAATGATGTAGGCGCTAAAGAAGGCGTGTATACAGTTAAATTGTACAGTGGTGGCGTAGTAACACTTTATCTTAGCGAATGGTCACATGACCAAATAGAGCTACAATACGATCCAACTCATCGTCCAGACGGAAAATATAATCCAGAGTTAGAAGAAACTTTTAGTGATTGGGTAGATGATTTTACAGCGCCATCAGATGAGCGCGAACATCGCTATGACCATGATCCTAGCTTCTCAGATGAAGAACCAATTTCAGCACAAGTTAAAAGCTTACTAGCACAAGGTAAGTCTGTTATTTCTAGAATTGGTGGTGCGTCAGGTGTTGTTAAGAGTGCAGATCCAATAGATGGAACTATCGTATTTCAAGATGAAAACTTTAGTAAGAATGTTGGTTTACAAGTAGATAATAGAGAAGGTCTTGAAATTCAAGGAAATGTAGATCACTATGCAATTGTTCAGAATGTGGACGAAGAAATAGAAGAAGGCAAGTGGGATTACAAGAAAAGAGACAAGGGTAGAGGCGCAGGCACAGATAGCCCAATGTACGACGGCGGAGCAAAAAATCGTAAAGCACGTAAAGCATTTCGTAAGAAGCAGAAAGCCGAAGCACATGCAGCACGTATGCGCGGCGAAGTAGATGAAGATGTTGCTGATTGGATGAAACGTTTAGATAGAAAGGCCGCAGACTGGATTGGTGCAAAGGCAGCAAGGATGATGGCTAAAAAAGTAGCCAATGCAGTTGATGAAGAAGGCCTAGACAATATCGGGTTTGACCTAAGTTACGGTGACAAGAAAGGTCGTGATGCGATTGCTAATGCACTTGAAACTTATTTGAAGAACGAGCCAGAGGGCGAATACGCAGAGCAAATTCGATATGTGTTGCCTGTTATTGCAAAAGAACGCGGCAAGTGGGATGACATTATGCAGCAAGCCGAGAAGCATCTAGGAATTCCTGCAGATGAAGGCATCGAAGAAGACTACCGATCAGTCAGTGCTTGGCGTTCACCGATTCAAACTCCAGACAAGCCTATGACAAAAGCACAAAAGAAGAAATATGATGCTAGGAAGGCAAAGCGTGACGCGGGTATGAAGAAAGCATACCGAACAACAGACAAAGTCAACGAAGGATTTTTTAGCTGGGCGGCAGACAAACTAATGAACACGGTTGTTAAAGAGATAGATAAAAATGGTGTGGCCGCCGCAGCCTCATACCTATATACACACCACGGCGACAACATGGAAACATTTTGTGATTCATTGAAGGTTTACTTGCAAGACCGCGAACCTAGCGATATTGGTGCTGAAAAATATGCTAAACTAATTAAATTGCGTAGTATGCTTGATTGTAAGGACAGAATACATGAGGGCGTTGGTCGAGTAGTTGAAGTTCCGCCTGAGCTACGTGGTGATATTGAATTGGTTGGTAATGCAACAAGTGAGGATGTAAGAAAATTCCTTGCAGACCTAGGCCCAGATGATGATGTAAGTCACGATGTAGTTGACCCAGAAACTGGTGAACTACTTGATTGGCCTACAAAGGAAATTCTGAAGAAGCAAGACGACGAAGAAATGGATCAATATTGGCGCAGACAAGGTGGTACAAAACGACAAAAGGGTAAAGCAAAAGCTAAGAACAGAGATGAATTCTATGCAAGCTTCGATGATACTCCTCACTTTTATGGTGCATATGGTTCCAAGGACGGTTACGGCGAAGATGGTGACTATGGGATTGCGTGGGGCATACTTAATGAATTGCGCGACAGTGATTTCTACAATGTTGTGTGGCGTGATATGGCCGAGGTTGTAGGCAAGCCAGATATAGGCGGAGTCGATGCTGAGGATTGGGGTGACCTAGATTACGACGTTGAGGTTGAACTTCCTGTTGCTATTAAACGCAAGGACGGTCAACGTTTTACAGACGACGACCATGATAATTTCAGAGAAGTTGTGAAAGCATCTAAGAAGGGCAATTCAATGGGTAACTTTGGCATTTCATATGTAGGTACATCCGATAAGGGAACAGTAGCCCGCTTCACACCATCATTCATGTAATGTGTATTACTGAGCTAGGCATAAAGCAAGACGGTGTTATAACATCAGTTAACACTACCGATCCGCATGTGCAGCGACTAATGACAATGGGATTTGTCGAAGGTGCTGTTGTAACACATCTTAGTACTGCTGGCACATCGCTTGAATTCAAGATTATGAATTCAACTATAGCATTCTCAAAAGAACAGGCTCAACATTTTACTGTCGAGCCTGTATTATCGGTGTAAGCACCGATTTTCTATAATTATCGGTGTGTACACCGATAATCTAAATTGGTGGGGACAGGTGGAATCGAACCACCTCAGGTTTATACTACATCATGCGGCCGCTGTAACATAGTACCTAACTGAGGGTTACCGCCCTCTGAACCAGCTACCCTATCGTATACTGTAATGTTCAACGCTCTACCACTGAGCTATGTCCCCAAATGGCAGGGATGGGTGGGATCGAACCATACAAGAATCAAACGAATCTATTGGCCGTTTTTCAATCCTATCCTGTACTTTACCTTCCTTTCGTTTTCCGCCGTGACCAAACGGCTGTTGCATATAACCGAGAGGCCACCTCGACTAACTTTGCGTACGAATGCTCTACCAATGAGCTACATCCCTTTAATGTGGTGGGGGCAGGGCTGGGAATCGAACCCGCATAAGGTTTGTTTCGGATTATTGGTCGAAATCCTACTCCCTAACTTATGTTTCACCGTCATTCTCGTCTGCTCGTTGCAGTGATGCTATAGCCAACGGACCAGGTTGACTAACTTTGCGCCCGAGTGCTTTAACCTTTAAGCTACTGCCCCCATAATTCTTAACCCCAGAGAGACAACTTTCGTTTGGCCTTTGTCTTAACTGGTTCTTTGACCTCGTGTTCCTCCTCAACCTCGAATGGTGGGAACTCTTGTTCTGTCATGTTTAGGTAAAGCTCTGCTGCAAGATCATACAGCATTTTGTTGGTAACTGTACCACCGAACGGCAGTAACAGTTTTTCAAGTGACTCACGAGCCCACTTGCGACTCCAACTTGATTCAGCATTGATGTCCTTGAGCTTACGTGCGATGCGAATAATGTCACTTGCCGCATCCTCACATGCTGCCCAGCCATGTTCGCTGTGCTCGCTATAGCCGCGCGTAATATCATAGCCGCGCAAGAGGTTATAGAGCATGTAACTGCTAGAGTTTAGCAGTGGTGTTTTGTACTCTTTGACGTTTCCGTGAGGTGTGGTCCATTCTCCACGCTCGATGTGGTGACCATTGTTATGGAAATCCTTCCATTCTTGTCTGAATTGTAAATAATCTTCTTTTGATTTGAAGAATCGCGTTTTTGCGTCTTCGATTTGAAATGCTTTCATTTTGGTTCTCCTAATAAAGTTAAGTGTTGTTTGTGAGCGAATGCTCGGGGTAAGGTCAAACAACCTATTATTAGGGACCGCGTATTGAATTGTTCTACAACATAATCATTCTCCTTCTATGGGCTTACATGCCCGCCATTTTCCATCATTGGTAAATGAACGTTAACGTAATAGTCACCGCACTTATATAGTGCTAGGCATAGCAAAATAATTGCTATTCTTTTAATCCATGTACCTATTGTAACACCAATGTACAGCTTTGTCAACCACTCATTCATACATTTATTTATCGTTTGGCGCTGACGGAGGGATTCGAACCCTCAATCAGAGCTTTAGAAACTCCTATCTGCCCAGCAGCGCGTCAGCAAAATTATCTTCTCGAACCATATCTACGTTTGTTGAGATTGGCCTGCGGTAGCTTTTCAGGAGCCACACGATGTGGCGCGCCATGCTGTTCCATGCAATTAACGGCAATGCCACCAATTTTACGCATTACTTCCATTGCCTCTTGGTCACCTGGATTATTTGTCCATGCAGCAACCAAATTGTTTTGGTATTGCTGCATCATTGTTACAAAATCACCTACTGTATGGTCAATACTGCGTGTGCCGTCAGTAGGATTCGATGTACGATCTTTCTTCAAATTGTCTTGATAATCTCTCTCGCTGTCAATTGCTGCATATACTTCTTTTCTTTTTGTCATTTTACTTTCCCTTTTCATAAATTTAACCATTGCCACAATTGTAGCACACAAAGCAAGCCAAAAAATGACCAGCCAATGATTTTTGCATATTTCTCATAGTTCATAAATTTGGAGGCTCGTCAGGGAATCGAACCCTGGACACATACGTTTTAGAGGCGCTTGCTCTACCACTGAGCTAACGAGCCATGTTCATTTTAAACAGACCAACCTAATGTATCGAATAGCTTCTTCGTATTCGTCAAAGCGATTCGGTTGTTCACTTTGATAACGTTTCAGTATCCTGATAATTAGATTTAGCCTCTTATTCATTTGCTAATTCCACTAGAATGTCACCATGACACAATTTCGGTGCGCACCAGCATCCCAGTACTTTATCCTTCAATTCAGCCTTTATTTTAGCAAGTAATTCGGGCTGTGTCAAGACCCATTCCGCATATTTTTCCACTACTTCTTCTCTTGTTCCGTCCTTGCCGCTCACAAATGGGTTGCCATAAGGGCCAGGACGGCCTATGTAAATGTCATACGGATTCCGTTTGCAATGTACAACCTTGTTCATTTGTCAAATTGTAATCCACACTGGACTAATTGACTATAGGAAAATGTTGCATAATCTTCTGTGATTTCTTCGTCCTTTGCTATATCGCGCAAGGCCAGAAAAACCATGCTCGTTTGCACATAGCCTGTATTTGGTGTATCCGAATGGTTTATGAATTTGTCATTATCGACGCCGATGCACCAGTGTCCATCGTTGTCTGTCCAAGCGTACTTATCTAGATATTCTTTTACATGATCTGGTGCTTCGCCCATTTCATCTTTACGAATGACAGTATCTATATGTTGGTTATATACCCACATGATAGTACCTTTCGGTATGTCTTCTGCTGCAAAAACCCCTAATCCGTGTATGGGCGATTTAGCGACATATGTTGGTATTACGAGCATGTGGTTGAGGTCCTTGATTCTATTGGGCTAGAGCCGCCCGTAAGTTGTTGATTCTACGTCGTTGGGCACGACAGGGCTCTACTTTTAAAAGAGTGGGGGTCCGTTTACACCTAAGCATAAAGCAGACCCCAACAATCATAGTCCTATCTTATAGCCAGCCTGCTGCGAGAGCTTTGTAGCCCGCTGCAACGACAGCGCGAGAAGGGGTGCTAAGACGATAGAAAGTCTTGGTGCGACCCTTTGTGTCGGTGTGCTTGTTTGCGTAGATAGCGAAACCATCCATGCGAAGATCAGATACTAGAGCGCGCGGGTTAGAAACCTGAAAACGTGCTTCGATCTGTGCGGCTGTAAGACCACGATAGGTACGTTGTAATGCTTCTAGAACAGAAGCTTTCTTAGTTTTAGTTGACATTTTAAAATGTTCTCCTTATTTTACTAACTTGTAGATACATTATAACATCAATGAGTTACGCTGTCAACAAACTAGCGAAAGATAAGGGTATTTATTTTAAACGATTGCCATCCACATTCTAATATAGGTATTTGCACCAGTGCCGTCACACAAATATGATGTGCCGTCATACATTTCCACAATAAATGTGTCCTCTTGTGGAAGGTCAGCATTAGCCATCGGATGTTGTGGCTTGCCGTTGCCGAAAATATCGTATGCGGAGTATGTTGGGAGTGTGATGTCCGCTCGTGCAAGTCCTGCTTGCAATGTGCGAAGTTCAAGTTCGGTTAGGGTGTGCTTTGGTTTGTCAAGGTCTTCCCAATAAGATGGCTTTTCAAAGAACCGACGATTGGGTAGTACTTCTCTAATAATGTTCATTGCGCTTGAGCCAAATGCAGAAGTCAAATCTATTTGCTTTGCGCCTGCTGGAATTTCTTCACCTGGTTCTAAAATCCTATCGCCCTGCTCAGGTTCTTTGTTCATACCTGGAAAGTCAACTACGTCTTCGTCAATACGTTTCAAAGCTTCCATTAGTTTTCGCATTTCGTTCATAATATATTACCAATTATCAAATTCATCTTCGTCGTCAAACTCATCAGCCTTAATTTTTGCTTCGATTTGAGCTACTTCTTGTGCAGCATCACGCATACTGTCCATCGAAATACCGTGGGATCCTTCTTCCCACTGATCTGCCCAAACACCTTTTGTTTCTAACTGCCTACGGATTGACGGCCAATTCTGGATTACATCACCAAATGCATAGTTGTCTCCAATATCTTGGACCTTGTCATACCAGCCGTCGTCCTCGAAGCCAATCTTTTTTTGGGCGAGATATAAATCGTGTATTTCGTCAATTGAATTTATGTCTGTTGCAAATTTTGAATTCTTTGTTCCCATGTAATGCGGATAGTGTTCAAAGTAATATGCTGTTTCGGCGCCTTCATTAATTCGCCTAACTGCTTCCATTAATTTTCTCATTTCATTCATATTTATGTGTCCCAAAATATTATAATCAGTAGTATTAGAAACAAAATTACACCGATTCCCATATGTGTATTTATCGCTTACGCATAAAAAAGACCGCCCTCTAGGGGCGGCCAATGGGACTACACAATTCGGTTGTTACAGGTTGCTAGTGATCTTTACCAACATTGAAGTGGTAATGTCGCTGCGGTAATACTTGAGTTTGATTCCAAACCTGTTCAGGCCACATGCTTTTGCTGCCTTATCTAACTCATGTTCAGGAACATCGTGTGTCAAGTAGGCGATCAAATCCAAGCGGTCTTGGTTTGCGCGTTCTGCGATCTTTTGTGCTTGTTTGATGTTCATTTCTGTTCCTTTAAATCCGTTGAAGCCTTTTTGGTCGAGTCGTTTGCTCAGGACTCAGGGTTGGTACTCCTCGGGAATTAGCCCGTACTTGACCAAACCTAATTTAACTTTATGCGGTAGCTTCAACCTTCTGCATCTTGCCTTCATCCGCCAGCTTCAGCATCCGACCTCTGTGCGAGAGTACTGTAAAGTCCGCCGTATCTTCCCAATCATTTGCGTCAACTGCGGCCAAGTCAGCAACCTTCAGAACAGTCCTCAGGCTAAGCTCGTGCAAGTAGTCCACATTGTCGTACACGTAGTTTACTACTGCGTCCTCAAGCTTCTTGCCCATCTTACGTTCTTCCAGCATACCCTCGCCGACAACCTGCTTAACTCGGAGCAACTGCTCGCGTCGTGTATCAAGACAAAGGTCAAGATAATGTACGCGGGACATAATTGCTTCTAAGTGAGCGGCGATCTTGCGATTGCGAACTCCGTCAAACTTCAAGTTCGTCAGGAAGATAATGCTGCCCTCAAACAAAAAGTCATTCGGGATGTCTTCGTTGCCGCCGTCGGCAGCGCCGCGAAGTGCGTTAGATTCCTTCATCCAGCAAATCTTACGCTTCTTCTTTGTGTCCATCGCAGCCTTCAGAAGGTTCAATTGGTCCTGATCCCAAAGTGCGGCGTCACAATCGTCAAAGACGAGAACGTTGCCTTCTCTGCGATTCTCAAAGAGTCGAATGTAGAGGCCGATTGCTGAGGTGCCACCAGTTATGAGGTCATACTTCTCAGAACCAGGTACAGCGATAACGCGGGTCATGTTCATGCGCTCAAGCGTCGTTTCTACACCGTATGATTTACCAACACCTGCAGGACCCGAAATAATCAGGGCGCGTATGTCGTTACGCTGAGCCGCTGCGGCGAGCGTCTCAATGAATTTGAAAGTTTTGCTGATGCGAGCAATGGTCTGTTCGTCAGTTTCTACGAACTCAGGCTCAGCCTCGGCGTTGGCCTGATGGCCTTTTGCTGCTGTAAACGTACCTGCAAGTTCGCCAGTTTGCTCGAACTTGTCCTCGTCTACAGTGATGCGGACCTTGGCGCCTTCTTTAGCGACGTCCAGTGAACCGTTGTTGATGACTGTTACGAAGCCGCCTTTCTTGCCAGCCTTCCAATCAGCAATCAACAAAAAATCGCCGTTCAGTTCTGTTACTTCCTGACCGCGATATTTGCCTTCCAAGATCGTTACTTTTGCTGTCATTGTGTGAGTCCTATTTGCTTTGTCGGAAAGTTAGTGTTTCCTAACTCTTAAATATAATTATACGCACATCTACAGGTATTGCAAGCGAAAGGACTAACTAAATTCCTAAGGAATACAATAACTTAGCTCCAAACTAGTGAAAACTAGTGAAAACAAGTACTTATAGTGGAATTATTTTTTCTGTAAGTTGTTGATTTATATGGTGGCGTCGTCAAGACCCGCGCAACGGAGCTTCACGATGTTGTTTAGCTGAAAGTTCTTTGCTTCCAATGCTTTATGCAGCCCGATCCATTTGTTGCGTATCAAGGCAAACTCATTTATCAGTATAGCCATTGCTATTACATCAATGTCGCCGTCAGCATATGTGCCAGCATCTCGGGAACTGAGGGCTCGGTCATGGTGTTCAAGGTATTTGCTAAATGCTTCGGTGCGAGCTTGACGCAATTTGATGTTCAAGTATTCTAGGATAGCTTCAATCTCTTGAAGTTGATTGTAGCGATGCTCAACTACTCCAGGAATCTCCGCAGACAAACGTTCAAGCGGCTTTCCTTTGAGGCTGAGGTCTTTGATCCTAGCGTCTACCAGTTCTGCATCGAAATATTCAATGCAGTCTGGTAGTTCGTCAAGATCCTTTACTACTTTATTGTACCACATCTTCGTTTTTGACTACGTGTGCAACACCATTACGCATTGCCCGTGCAAACATAACTGCGCGGGTGCCTTGATTCGGAAATCTCCGTGTCAACTGCATTGCTCTTGGTGCAACCTCAAGATGTTCGATTAAAAGTTCGTGCAGGTTGGTTATGATCGCAGGATCAGTAATTTCCGCTGCAAGATCGTTATCGGTTGGAAGTGCTTCGATAATCAAGTCCATTGCGGCCAATGATTTATTTGCATCCTCCAATTCGATTTTTTCAATCAGATTTTCTATTAGTACTTTCATTTAATATTCCTCGTATTCTTCATCCTCGTCATATTCTTCGTCGAGTTGAGTTTTAATTGCTGCACTTAGTTCACCGTCTAAGCCGTCGTGGTATTCTAGTTCTTCTAAAACACCAAACTCATCGCATACTGCAACAACAGCATCCGCAGCATCTAGCCTATCCTTAGCTGGTACAAGTGGTTTAATTCTTGACCATAGTTCTATAATGAATTCATCCCTCATTTTCTTTCTCTTGTTGGTGGAAGGCGATAATCTTACATGCATCACAAGTTTCGTAAACAATTGTTTTGTCTTTTGACATACAACGACATGTATTTATAACTTTATCACATTCTTTACATTTTGTTGTTTTATGTCCGTGTGCCATTACATTTCTTCCTGTTCTTCAATAATTAAATCGACTGTTTCGTCGATTGGATGGGCTTTATCACCAATATTGTAAGTTGCTGCTTTCTTGATTTGATTAAATTCGCCCATAATTTTGTCAAGTCCGTTTTTCTCATTTCTCTTCCAGTTTTTCTGAAACATTTTGAGTTCTGCACCGTCAACAGGAGAGATATAAATGTAACTATTGCCCTGTTTGGCAAGAATATCCATGTCTAAAAACATATCGAATAGACCTGAGTACGGATCCATGCCAGTATCATAAGGAATGTGTACTTGCACACTCTCAAAAGGTTTTGCGTAACGTGATTTAACTACTTTACAACCTGCACGAATACCTTTTACTTGCGTTATCTTGTTTCCTTGTGCATCTTCTTTCAGTTTCATCTTTTTCATTGCAACAACGATGGAGCTTGCGAACATTACGCCCATTCCACCACTAATTTTGTCGTCAGGATCAAACATATCTTGAGAAGCATACGTGTGATTAGTTGCAACAAAGCCAATGTTCCACTGTGCTATCCTATTTACCGTTTGTCGCACTAAAGCGGTTAAAGACTTGGCTTTACGTCCCATATCACCCTTCATATCGGCTCGATCAAACTGAGCAACGTCTGTTGGGGTGGAAAGCATGCCTAATGAGTCTACGACAAATAGAACTTTAGGACGATCTTCAGGTTCTTCGTTGCCATACTCTGCCTCATAGTCAGATACGAAGGCAGATAGAATACCTGCTACATCGTCTACCATTGAGACACCATATCGCTGCAATTTTTCAGGACTTGTGTCTACGCCAATAGCTTTAAGCCATTCTTCGTCCAATGCGTTCTCAGAATCGAGAATAATTGGGAAGATGCCTTGTTCTTGTGCGTGACGTACTAGATTACCTGCTGCAATGTAGCTTTTGCCTGCACCTGACTCGCCTGCAAAGCATGTAACTTTGCCTAGGGGAATTCCGTTGTGGAAATCACCTGAGATAAGGTAGTTAAGGGTATAATTGCCTGTGCTAACCCAAGTATCGGGATCGTTAAAGCCAGCAGAGATACCTTTTATTGATTTTGTAATACCTTTCCGAAATTTATCGGGATTAAATGGTTTGACCATTACTTTTCTCCAATTAGAATAAAAGGGGCTGTTGCCAGCCCCAATATATTAGTCGTTAGCGCGAGCGCGAATCTTTGCAAGGATAGCTTGTGCAGATGTGCTGGAAGCTGGTTCCGCCTCTACTGCAACTTCTTCAACCACTGCTGTTTCAGCAGGTTCCTCTGCAATAACCTCAACCTTAGCTTGTTCTGCAAGCTTTTTAGCGCCTGCTAGGTCTGCTGTTACTGTTGCTGCTGGTTTTGCTGCTGGAGCGGCTGTTTCCGTTGTTTTCTCCTTGTCACCGTCCCACTCTAGACCCCAAGGGCGATAGTACTTAGCCCACTGCTCTGGATCGTAAAGTTCGCCTGCTAGTGACGCTTCGAACATTTCAAAAATTGCGTTCAGGCCTTCTGGAGTCGGACGTCTAGGCATCCAATCATTAAGGTCAACTAGTTCATACTTCTCAATTGCTTCCAATTGCTCAATAGAAAGTCCTGTTTCACGACGGCTCCACTTAGAGGTGCTGTAGTCGTTATACGTGCCTTTCTTTGTGCGCGTAACGCGGAAGTCAACACCAGCTACGTAATCAATTGGGCTGGTTATAAGATCAGGATCCATTAGTGCGTCTTTAACAATGTTAAAGATTTGTGGACCAAGATTGAACCTGCGAATTGGATTTTCGGGTGCGTCGTCTGCGTCTTCTGTAATTGGATTGTCAATCACAAAACCCTGGAAAATGTACGTGCGTTTCTTCCAGTATTGGCGTGCCAAGTCTTCCAATGAGGAATCCTTGAACATTGCATGTAGCTCTGTGTGAACTGGGCAAGTGTCGCCCCACATTTCTACACAAGGTACTTTGAGTTTTACTTCTTTGTTTTCGTCTGCGCCCTTGATACCTGGGAAGGTAAGGTTGATTAACTGACGCTCTCTCCAGAAAAATGTATTTTCTTCATCTGCATCAGGTAGGAAGCGGAGGGCAACCGAAGTATTTTCGTCTATATTCCAGAACGGGTAAACGAGTGATTGACTGTAATTAGTCCTGTTGTTATTGTTCTTCTGATCTTCTAGTGCTTTTAGTTTTTCTCTAATCTCTTGTAGAGTAGCCATAATGATTTCTCCTTAATGTTTTAATTATTATATTAGCCAAAATGCGTACCATGTTTGTACTCGCTATAAGTGCATTATTCTTATTTTGAGGCGAACGCATATTATGTGTTACATTATACACGTTCTACTATTATCTGTCAACGTTTTATTAACAGACAATATTATTTATCTTTTCTTTAGGATAAAGCTGTAGTTTTAGACGTAGCCTTCTCCACCACATTTCGAGCATTCCGCATCATCAAAAATGCTATCTTGTGCTTTGCCAGTTCCTTTACAATCAGGACAGTCTTCCATAAAATCTTCAGGATCAACACTTTCATCTACTACTTCGTCTTCGCCGCCACATTTCTCGCAAGCCTTGCCCCACACTTCACCGACTCCACCACATTCGGAACATTGCTCTGAGTCTTCTTCTTTTATTGGAACACCAGCCAGTTCAAGCATTCTGCTTTCGTCATACTGACCATGATCCCAGTCATCTCCGCCCATGTAATCTTGCCACTCATCATATTCGGATGGCTGACCATCATCATACTCTCCTTCACCACAGTCAGGACATGTTTCTACATTTCGTCCTTCCATTTGGTCGAAGTCGCTGATTTCCCGCCAATCTCTACCGTCTGTAGAAACAACGCCCCAGCCGCCGCATGTGTCGCAATCATCTTCTTTATCTGTAGGTGGCATTCCGCTATGTGCGCCAGCAGCAACTTCGCCTGCATGATGATCGTCAGCTTCGTCTACTTCGCCAGCAAAGTGAAGATCAACCATTTGATCGTCCTCTTCGTGTCCGCAAGTATCACATGTGTAATACAGATCATTTTCGTGCCTGTCTGTCAAGTAGGATGCAAAGTCACCACACTCCGAGCATTCACGCTTTGGTGGTGGCGTATATGGGTTAGCAAGTGTGCGATCAGCTTCGTTTACTTGAATTTGATAATTGCAATGGTCACATTCTTTTGCGGGACCCATCATTGTGTCGCCGCGCTGCATTGTGCCTTTGCGGCAACGAATGCATTTCTCGCCTTCTTCTTCTTTTACGTTGCTTTTCTTTTTCTTATGGTAGTCTGGGCGTCCGTAAAACTTATCCCAATAGCCTTTGCCTGGACGCTTCTCATTTAGCTTTGATCCTTCAAAAAGGCCGCCGCTAGCTGGGTGTCTACCTTTGCCATCACAATTAGCACAAGATTCATCATCTTCATTTTTGCCTGTCTCGTTGCATGAGTCACAACCTACGTCTGGTTCTTCCGAAGCCTCAGCAAAAATATCTTCATGCTCGATCATTTTGATCTTTAGTGCGTAGCCTTCCATTACACTTTCAAATGTGTTACACTCACAAGTAAGTTCACCACATTCTTCACACACTTTTTCCTCTTCAATCGTAGCGTTTTCTAGCACATTACGTACCACAGTCTTTTCAAACTCATTAATAGCTTGACCTTCGATCAGTTTGCCTGCAACCCTGCCAACAAATTTCTGTAGATCACCAGTTTCAACCATGCGCTTTGCTACACGCTGAATCTTGTAGCCTACTTGCTGCACAGGATTATCAAATTCCAAAAGATCGTCCTCTGCAAGTTCTTCTTTCTCATGCATAAGGATGGTTTGGGTGCTTGCTTCAATTAAGGCATCGCGCCATGCTTGTTTTTCGTTCATTAATTTTCTCACTAGTGGTAAAGTGCTACTAAGTTTCTCATCGAACTTCTTGACAGTGAACATATCCTGTAAATCAGTTACGTCATCTTCTTCAAGTACATCAACTTCTCGTGCAGCGATCCTTTCGCTTATTCGTGCGTATGTCTTTGCGCCTGTCAACCCGTGTAGCTCTCTACGTAGGGTAGCAATGTTCTCTTTGACAGTTTTTACAACGTCTTCGTTTGTTTCGTTAATTAGTTTGTTAGTACGTGCATAGC